CTTTCGGGTCCCCTTGGGACGTGAGTCCCAATTTTGTCCTAGAGAGGAGGATAGATGATCACTATTTCTGCTACTCAAAATAGTCTTGGAAAATTGACGCGGGTGCTTTCCTTTTCACAAGGGATCTCACTCGCATATACTTGGATTTATGAAAATCCAAGTATAATTTCGGCTGTTACCGCTGATTTGGACGCAGAATATCTGCTCCAAGGCGATAATGCTTGGGGACGTTTGCGCGATAAATCGTGTGAACATCTCCAAACCGATGGCGACATTGTTGTTGCCACTCAATTTCCCAAAATCTACCCTGACACGTGGGGTCACGATCGAATTAAGTCCGGTAGTACTTACTACGGGGCCCATTTGATCTGTGATGTTGCCCAGGGAGGATTCGAAACTCATTCGTATCCTGCCCAGACAACAACCGTCGGAGGTTACCGGTATGTAGATACTGATATCCGCCGTACGTTCCAGACCTCATCTTTGTGGGATTCCATATTCAATGTCGTTGTGACAGAGAATAGGTTTCCTTCTCAGATGAAGTATCGTGTCTCGGATGGATTGTGGATGGCGGAATTGCCAGGTTACTCGTCTTTCTACGTCAATGTGGCGAAGAAAGTCTCGGGTGTCTGGCGTCAATGGAAATCGCTTGCGACTTCTATTGAACCGTCATCAACGACTATTCAAGGTCTCATCTCGTCAGGTACGCTTGGTGCAGCTTTGCTGTCCATCACGACCTACGATGTTGAGATCTTGGGAAGCCCTACTGTAGTAATGGAAGCCATACGTACCCACATTGAGGGTATGTCTTTTGCTCCGTTACACCTTTACTGCGATCAGCATCCTGCTGATTTCGGTGAACTTGCAGTAGATGCCTCCAAGAGTCTTCGGTATGTCGACAATAACATTTTGCTTATTGTCGAGGACATGATTCGCCTTCCGGAAGCTGCAGCTAGTTTGCTGCAGATACTTTCTTCGGGGGAGTGGAAGGCCGTCTTAGACGGTCTCTCATCTCTCAAAGAAGGTGCTATAAGTCTTCGGAATTTCCGAGATATTGTAGCTCCGTTTGGCCAATTGTACCTATCCTGGAAGTACGTTTATGCACCAAATCTGAGCGATCTATCATCGATAGGCCGTGGCATCGCTAAGGCGATGTTCTCAGATAAGTACAGTCGCGTACATTCTAGGAAGGTTACCGAAGTTCCTCTACCAGACGAGCGCGTATTGCGCCATACCGCAGTCTTTACAGCTGAGGTTAATACCTTAGGTGATAGGGATTGGGGTATGCTCCAGGAGTTTGTATACCTGGGGAAGCGTTGGGGAATGTATCCAGAGCTTGAGAACCTCTGGGACATTCTGATGTTCTCCTTTGTCGTTGACTGGTTTGTCCAGTTTGGCGACTTCTTCCAGGCTTGTGATGCTTATATGAACACAGAGAATTATTTCCCTGTGCGATATTGCATCCTTTCCGAGAAGTGGGAGTATCATCTAGAGGTAGACGAAATAGTCCCATTGGTATATTTACCATGGGCATCTGGTAACGTGATTGTTTCACGCTACTCCAGATGGATCACAAGGGAAGTTCCCTTACCGTCTGTCGAACTCTCGGCAAACACCTCGCTCAGTAAACACTGGGCGGAAGCTGGGTTCTTGGTTGCTTTGCAACTGTAACCCTCTAGGCTTCGGCGTTTAAACCGAAGAGAAAGGAGATCGTAATGACCAAACAGGTTAATTACGGTCCCAACGGCACAGATGTGCCGGCAATCGGTACTATCGACTTGGCCGTTGAACCGATCAACTTTGATGCAGATTTTCTGCCTCTCGTTGATGATCCGGGAGTCAACATTTATGTTGACGCTACGGCTCCTGTCGACCGGCCGTCCACACTTCGCTTCGCCACTCGTGACGTTGCGAATGTGTACGCCGGAGGCTCGATCGATCCTACCGTGTACCTTTCCTCGCGGAAAGGTCGCGATATCGTCGTTCAGGCCCAGGAAATCCACGCTATCACTGATAGCGTGGATACCGATTACCTCCGCATGTACCCGATCAAGGCTACGATGACTCTGAGTGCACCCCTCGACGCCAATGTTGACGCCGCGGTTTTGGTGCACATGATTCATCGGCTCCTGGCCGCTTGCGCCGCAAATGGCGAAGACGGCATTGCGATCGGGTTGGCGGCACTCCTCCGTGGAGTCACGGCCAAGTAAATGCCTGAAAAGGCATACATAGCACCCTTCGTGGGTGTACTATGCTTGGCAGTGATCTTTGGAAGTTATGTTCTTGGTCGACCCACAAAGCAAGTTGCTACTGTACGGTCGTGTGTAACGACTGCACGGGTGCAACTTCCTACGGGGTCTTTCGTGGAGACACGAACCTCGAACGTAACGACTGACACACGAGAGGAGTGACAATGGCCCATAGGCTAGCCCATGTACACAGTACGTGGGAAGACGTCTTGGTACAACTAAGGCGCGTGCCCGTGAGCTGGCGAGGGATACCCTTGTCAGAGAGAGATTACCTCACATACACGGAAGGTATTGTGTTGTGGGGTATTCATCTCATGGACATTTCCTCTCCGTACGGCACTAGGCCAATGCGTGAATACGTCAGCTGGGCTATGCAAATAGCCAGAGTCGATGTAGACGAATTGGCATGTTGTCTGTCGGATCTGGTTAAGCTTTGTAGAGAGATCTACAAGCCCATGCCGGATAACTGGTTTAAACGCCAGTTAAGAGATCAGTACCCCTTTGTTGGAGTACTACTCTCTCCAGTAGACAGCATTATTGTCCAGTTCTTGCGCAAGCCTAATGCTGGGGACTTCGCTAGTCTCTACCAATTCTTTAGTTTTCTTACTCACTTGACTCTTCAAGATATAGATCTTGATCTCGAGAGTGAGTATGTAGAATTGGAAGAGAACCTTCGTACTTTTTCTTACGACCCTGACATGATAAGCGAACTAAACCTTATCATGCAGAAATGGTTCTCAGAGTTTAAGTACTCTGAGGAGACGTTTCGGCCCTACCATGGGCCTGGTGCGTGCGCGGAATTTCCGCGTTCTGCAGGTAATCTAAAGAAGTATCGGGCCCTTGGGTCCGATCCACTCTTGGATTACTTCGTATCTAAGTACGTCGGTGTTTCTGTCAGATCGTTTCTGCCTTTCGAGCCAGTGGATTTTGACAGGACTTCTGTCCTTGTCATTGTTCCAAAGTCTCTAAAGACGAAACGCACGATCTCTAAGGAACCTGCTTCTTTGGTGTATTTCCAAGAAGCAGTGAAGGACATGATTGTTTCTTATGTCAAGAAACATCCGGTCCTCAAGTCACATATTGATTTCTCTAACCAAGAACTCAATGGTGAACTTGCCTTAGTTGGTTCTAGCAATGGGGCGTTGGCGACGGTTGATCTGTCGTCTGCGTCTGATTGCGTTACCAAGACACTAGTGAAGTCTGTATTCTACCATACGCCTCTCTACCCTGCGCTAGTTAGCTTACGGAGTAATTCCGTTAAGCTGCCTAGTGGCAAGGTATTGAGGATAGAGAAATATGCGCCGATGGGGAGTGCATTATGCTTCCCTGTCGAAACGCTTATTTTCTCGGCTATAGTAGAGTACACGGCGCGGCGGGTACGTCGTCAATGGGGCTATGATAGCACCATTTGGCGCGTATTCGGTGATGATATCATCGTCGAGGAACCATGTTACTGGGACCTCATCCGTAACTTAGAGAAGTGTGGCTTTCGAGTCAACACTTCAAAAAGTTACTCACAACCTTATCGATTCAGAGAATCGTGTGGTTATGAGGGATACGATGGTATCGAAGTAACTCCCCTGAAAATTTCACGGAGATTTATCTCTGTGGAGGGGATGCTTACTTCATGTCACGCCCCGCAGTTCGAGGGGTTGATCGATTTAGCTAATTTAGCTTATCTCCATCAACTTCCGTTGTTACGTGCATGGATCGTTCGGAGTCTTCTCCAGCGATCCCCCGCTCCTCCTCTATTTTCAGAGTCAGGAGACGGTGCACTGTATAGTCCTGTGCCCGATAATTATCGGGCGCGCTTTCGGCCTTGGACGTATGGCGCATCATTGTCGCCTAAGCGTCCATGGTTTCAAGTTGAGACTATACAAGTAACCACGGCTATCGCTCGCCCTCTTAAGACAGAGGGTTCCGTCGTTGTGGAATTATCCACAAGGCCGGGTGAGATTGATAGCTTGGATGAGATGGCCAGGTATTGGGAAACTTTACGACTGATCGAATTTCGATCAGACGATAAGTTTCTCCCTGGTACTCATCTCGTGCAAGTCCCTCGGGGCTCGCTGACATCTATGCTGGTAACACGGTGGGTCCAACGACCCTTTTCATCCTCTATGGAAGATGGGGATTGTACACCTTCTTCTCAATAGGCGTGCGTTACAGCCGGTCCGGCTATAACACGTACCTAGAGAAAGGACAGGTGTGGTCCTCATCCAACACAGTTGGATGATTTACCGTGGCATAGATGCCTAGCTATATCAAATTCCCGATATAGCGAACTGGGTGGAGAAGGGCACTCAGAAGCATTTGCTTCTGAGGGGCAGGGAGCTTCCCTCTGCC